TTGACGTTTGGCTATTGAAGCTGTTCGAAACGCCAGCATAGCCATAAGGGACATCGAATAGCTTTTCAAAAAACACAGCCGGCGAATACGGAATGCCTTCTTGATTCGGCTGTTGCTTTTGGATCACCGGATACGGCTTTGCCGTTGATGAGCCTGGAGGGGTGTACGTCCATCCTGCCAGCGCTACGGCAGCATTTAATTGCGTTACCAAAAGACCTAGCAGCTGGTTATCGTTCATGGATTCGTCAAAGGCGTGGTGCCCACCCCTATTTCAACCGCCAAGCATTCCGCCCAACCATCGCGCAAAAACCATGAATTCTCGCTTTCAATTTGGTATTCGCTTCCGTCAAAAACAAATCTATCGCCTTGCGCGTCGCGTTCCAAATCGATCGCATCGACGGAAGCAAAAACGCTTACGTAATTACGTTGAAGATCAAGCCCCATTCTCACATAAGTATCCCGAGGCACGGCTTGAACGCTCGCCATCAATGGAGTTGGTGCATTGAATGTCGCCACCCACTGGCCAACGGTGTTCAGTGTTCGCGGCCCCATGGCGTAATACTGGATCGGCGACAGGCGAATAAGCCTTGCCGCGCGATTGAAGAGATTCGACCCGGGGATCAACAGATCACCCCACCTACTTTGCGAAAGGCCTGACGCTCAGGCAAACCGCCTACTGACGTCCCACCCACCGAAAGAACGCTGAGCAATGCGGCGAGGGCTTGGCCATAAGGCGTTTGGGAAAGCCACCATTTCCACATGTTATCGGCTGGCGGCGCCATGGTCTGTACACTGATCTTGTCGATCGTCGCGCTAACTTCATAGCCGCCTTGAACAGAACCGGGTGTTTGGCCGGATGACGTCTGCGCCAAGCTTAGAGCGTACAGATGCGCGGTCATGTAGTTCAGCGCTGCGGCGGCATTGTTGCCATTTAGAAACGCGCCAGCCGGGCACGATGGAATGACGATAAAATTTTGCGCCAAGCCCCAAAATATCTGTATCGTCGCTGCCGGATAAGTCGCGGCGTTTACGAATTCCGGGAACATTGCGCGAAACGTAGCGTCGTTGTAATCCATCGTGTCCGGCCTCGCTGCGTATCAACCGAAGTTTTCTATCTTTTCCATCGACGCCGCATTTTTATCGGTGGCGATCTTTAAGTTCTTTCCTTGCACTTTTGCTGCGTAGCGCTTGAACGATTGCTCGTTCAGCGGCGCGCGCGGATCGTCGGTTTCCATGCCTTCGACGATCTTTTTCACAGCGCTGTGATTGCCCATGATGCTGGGGTCTTCAACAACCGTGACATAGCCTTTTTCAAGATGTTTCTTGAACAACCAATGGTCTTTCAAAATGGCATATCGCTCGCGAAGGATCGGCGTGACAGCGCCTTTCGGCGTCCACATCGGCATCTGATTGGCTTCGTTCTGCACAATCTCGCCGAACCCGCTAGTCTGACTGGGGAGACCAGCGCCACCGCGGATAGTGATCGACCTTTCGGGATCAATGCGCGGAACGCCGTCGATCGTGATATGCGCGTTATAACTCACCGCATTGGCCATGGTGGAGACGATATAAACATAATCGCCTGAACCGCCAATACGCGGCGTTGCATTCGCTTTCTTGACCGTTGCCGCAGCTTTCGCGGCCTTGGCTTTCTTGCTCTGTTCGGTTGCCATGTTCGTAGTCCTCTTTATGTGCGTGGCGACTTAGCCCCTACAGCCTGCGCCATCGTTTTGAAAGACGGGCCGGGGTGGCCGGCCCGTCTTGATAAATCGATCGTCGCCGATCGATTAGATGCCCATCACGCGGTAGACGGCCCACGGACGCTTGCACAGGACGCCCGCGCTTGCGTTGGAGTAGCCTTCTTTGTACATCGTGACGTCTTTTTGCACGCCCAGGGTCATGAACTTGGTCTGGACCAACTGGACGAAGGTTTCGCCGCCATCGGTCGATCCATCGACTTCGGAGGGAATTTCTTCGGCGAACAGGTAGAACACCGCTTCGTTCGTCGGATTGGTGCCACTGTAGGCGTTCAACTCCGGCGCCGAGACCACACGGATCTTGGGATAGGTCTGCTTGAGCCAATCACGCACCGACACACCAAAATCGGTGGTAACGGTCAGGTAATCTACGTGATTGGTGGGCAGCGCCAAGGTCAGCTCGACCTTTTCGGGATCGATCAGGTCTTGAGACTGCGTGCGCAGGCCGATGACCGCGGCGCGAAGATCCGCCGTGATCTGGGCAAAGGTGCCCGCCGACCAGCCACCGGTTACCGTGGACGAATTGAACGCCGGCAGATTCGGATCGTTGAGGATACCGAAGGTGCGGTTATTGCCGTTCAACCAGCCATAGAAGCCGATGGCATTGCGCATGATTTCCAAGCCGACTGCCGCAGCGCGGCGTTTGGTGTCGGACGAGGAAAGACGCATGGCCGATGCGCGATCTTCTTCTAGCAAACCAACCTGCATGCCGATCAGGCCACGAACCACCGAACGGCGTTCGAAATTCGTGTTCCAATCGGTCAACGGCAGATTGGTATAATCGCCGTATTCGGTCGGCAGCATGCCAGGCTCGACGATGCCCTGCACGATTTCAGCATCCGACCAGGAACCCACCGTCTTGATGCCGATCAGATCATCGATCTTGCGCGCAGCCGTGATCAGCTGGATAAAGCCGGGCAACCAGGTCTGAAGGAACTGAATAGGCGTCGGCACGCTGGGTGCCGTTTGAGCCGGGGTAAACGCCGCGTCGTTCGCGGCCCCGCTCAGAAGATGGTGGACTTGTTGAGCGACGAATTCCGGACGAATCGTGATACCGATTCGATTCAGTGCGAACACTGCCGAATCGATAATCTTTTTCTTGTCCAGAACGTAAGGCCGTACCTGGCGAGCACGGAGGCTCGAATGGGTCGGCGAGACTTGCAAAGCGACATTGCTACGCATGACGTCTTGCCCCCTTATTGCGTCAGCTGAACAACAGCACCGCCTACCACCAGCGCATTCAGGGCCGAAGCCGCGAGAGACTGGGTAGTACGGATGTGTGCGTTCGGAATGATGATGAAACCAGTCGGGGCCGCACCGCTAGCGGTGTTGGCGGTCGGCATGGTGCCGGCGGTCAGCGATTGACCAGTGTAAGTAAACGTCGCGGTACTACCGCCGGCTACGTAAAAGTAGCTAGATTCGGTACCGGTCGAATTCGAAATCCACACGTCATAACCGGTAGCGCCCGGCGAGGGCGTCCAGCTGTATGCGATGGACGACGTTGTGCCGGTGGTCGTGGTGCTGACTTCGGCACTAGGAGTAGTTTCACCGCTGGCGCCGCGGGCCGTGATCTTGGCGTAATAGGTGTTCGCCGCCAAGCTGCCGCCCGTGGTGGACCCGACCGCTGCAAACCCGGTCGGAACGGCAACGGTGGACGGGAAGCTGACCAACGCACCGTACGGCAGGGCAAGAGGGTTGTTCGCCACGGCGATATTGTTCGGCACATATGCCAAACCATCACCCTGGGTCATGGACTTGGTGCCGGTGGTCTCGTTGAACAGCTGAACGAACAACCCCGTGACCATATCGAAGAACTCACCTTCGGTGTACTGCGGCAAGTCCAACACGGGGTCAAGCGCGCCGTTTGCATCACCATACAAAGCGTAATGCATACGGTTGCCCAGGATGCCGAAGAAATTCGGGCCGCCGACCACGACTTCGGGCACGTCAGCCGCGATCACGCCGGTTTGCGGGGTGCTTCCACCCAACTCGCCTTGCTCGCCGCTATAGCCAAACGCACGGCTGATCCGATTGGTCGATGCGCCTGGGTCGGTGCCCAAGGTCACAGACATGATGCGCGCCGCTTTCGCGCGATGCGGGCCGGCCAGGGCGATGGAGCCGGGGAAGCCCGCGGTGTAGTTGCGGTTGACTTGAGATTGCAACGACATGGCTTATTTGCTCCCAGCCAGGTAGGCGTCCAGCGAATCATCGGACGGCAATGCGGAATCCCCCGCGACCGTCTTGCGAATGCTTGCCTGCACATTGGTTCGATGCGTCTTTTGAGCGGTTTCCATGCCGTCCAAATAAGCATCGATCGAGGAACGCACGATCGAGGCATCGGCAGCCTTGATATGCGTCAATTTGCCTTGTTTCTGGAACTGCTTCAGCCCGTATGCATAGACGTCAGATGCCGCCATAGCCGAGTGATCGAAGGCGCCAACCACCTTAGAAAGCCGGTGGTAGATGCGATCCTTAGCAGCAGAATCAGCATAGAAACGGCGAATCGCAGCATCACCTGCATGGGGATGCTTGCCCGCGGCAGGGCCTTCGGATGCGCGGGCGGCGCCGCTGGCCGTGAGGCCTTCCGGGTTCCCTTCGCCGCCTTCGCCGTCAACGGCTTGCCCTTCGCCTTCGGCGACGTTCGTTTGCGTTTCATCGCTGACCTGACCCTCCCCAGTGGTCATGCCTTCGCCATCCGCACCTTCGCCGCCAATCGCCTGGCGAATACTCGCCAGCAATTGCTCGACCTGGCTAAGGAGTGCGGGAAGCTCTTCGCCGCCGCCTTCTACGCCGCCGGCAGCCCCGGCACCTTCGGCGCCGTCCGGATCGTCAGCATTCAATGGCTGCATGTCCCCTTCAGAACTGCCGCCGCCCTCGCCGCTGGCAACCGCACTTTCACCGCTGGCTTGATGTTCGGGCTCCGCAGACTCTTCCGAAAGGAACTTTTGGAAGGCACCATTGAGCTTTTCGAACAAAGCTTTCAGTTCAAGTACGGCGCTGGCGTCCAACGCTCGCTTTGTCATGTGTTGATCCTCATCGGATGGTCGAACTTGATCAAAATTCAGATGGTCAAAAACAAGACGACGACCATCCAACACCCTCGCGCCCGGAACACGACCCTCATCCACAAGCGCGATATGGTTTCCTCGCATGTTCGTTTGGACGACCTCATAGGGTTGTCCTTCAAACGTGCCGGGGTTCAGCTCAAAGTCGCACGAATAGCCGAGCGACAAGTTATCTTTCTTTTTCAGCTCTTTTTGCGCTTTTCGGCTGTAGATCATGAGATCGCCGCGCAGCCAGGGCTTTGCGTAGTACACATTCGATGTCAGTACGCCATCAACACCATAATCTTCGGGTGCCGTCGTTGTGGTGTCGTTCTCAAAGCCAGACAGCATTTCATGATCGACGATGAAAGGCATGTTCTGCAGGCTAGCGATCAACTCTGGATCGTTAACTGCGGACTCTGGACGGTACACCTTGACGATGCGATAGGGATCGCCAGGCAACCCTATTTGCGCAGCCGAATAATCGAAAATCCCGAAGGAAGAAAGGGGACAACCCTTCACCGAAAGGAAGCCGTTGGCGTCAATTTTGCGGGCGGACTGATTTTGCGCCGGCATCGAAATTCAGACCATTGCGTAAGCTTGGCAAAGTCTAAACATAAAATCCGTTCACGGCAATATCACCGACGCATCAGATAATTTTATTGTTTCTTTGCTGATTTTCTGGCGATTTCTGTTTAAAGAAATCTGATCACTTTTTGAAATAAATCATAATGAATACGGCTATCGATATAATATCGATCAATGAAAGTTTCCAGCTCATAAATTTAGATTTTTCGATCCAATCGCAAAATGCGCACATTCTTTTATTAATGGTGACGGCATTCATGGCTTGATTACCTTCGACATGCAATCACGAATATTGCGAAGCGCATCACGAAGCCCATTTGTCGCGTCGCTACTATGGGCACGTTTAGCACGGTTTTCGCGTTGTTTCGAATACGCGATGGCTTCGGCTTGCTTTGGGTCTTTGCCGGCATTGATTTCTGTCGCGATATTCTTACTGCGCGCGGCATTGCTGGTTCCGGTTGATAATGTCATCAGGCTTTCCTCAGTCGATGATGGGAATGGCGCGGCATCGGCAATTGATGGCCCACCCTGGCGGCCCCTGGTCCGCCTTTGGGCCAGTCCAAAGCCTTGGATCATCCATCGTAAAGATTTCATCATCCTTCGCCACATGCGACGGACGAGGTACTTTACCGGCACTGGAGTGAATCCACCTGAATTTTTCTATACCATTATCACGCATGCGGTCCATGTTGAGCGAGCTGTAAAGCTTGCTGTTTTGGTCGCGCGCGATCAGTTCTGTTCGCGTCTTGGAAAACTCACTTACCTTTTTCAGTGCGCTTTCAATCCCGCTTGTTCCTTGTTCTTCGGGATTCGGCGATGTCAGCGACAACATCACAGCGTTGAATACCTTTTCGTGAATGTCCGCTTGCACATTCGTAATCAATGTGTTGTTGAAGGTTTGCGCCGCGCCTAGTGTGTTTTGAATGTTTTGCGTGTATGACATGCGCGGCTGTTGAACGCCGGCCACAGAAAGCGAATGCCAGCATGTTGCTTTGCTATGCGAGTCTACTTTTTCGACAAACGCAGCAGCGGTCATCTTTGCATAGTTTTTGAAAATGGTTATCCATTTTTTATTCAACGCATGCATGACGTCCGTTAAAACGGCTTCTGCACTAGCGTCTTGCGCGAAATGTTTTTTTACATCGCGCAATTGCAATGCATCACCAAGCGTCTCGCGGTAATCAGCGATCATTGCTGCGCAAATGTCGTCAAGTTTGCGCTTGTACCAGGCACGCACGGCAGCCGATGCGATTAGCTGCGTTCCTTCCGCAACAGGGCGCGGGTCTTGGCGTTTGCGAATTTTTGAGGCTCGAAATGCCATTGCTTATATCAGCGAATGCGATTGCGTTGTGCCAATACATTCCTTTGACAAAGGAGTCGTACATTGACCGGTTCCGATCCATTGCCGGAATTCATCCATCGACAATTCCACGATGGAATCAAATCCAGTCCATCCATCGCTGAAGCTATCGTCGTAGCCTTTTTTCGCAGCGTCTGCATCATCAAAACCAAGCATGACCTTATGCTCGTCAAAGGCCCCTGTGTTCGGGTCGTTTTGATTGATCACGTACACTTTATCGGCCATTCCATTCAAGCCAACGAAGCAATCCAGTTCGTCACCATCGGCGCCTATCACGCCCTTGATGAAACCATAATGGTGGTGCATTTTAGCTTGCCACGTTTGGCCATCCAGATTCATGCCTTTGCGAACCGTGCCGCGCGGATTTTCGATGGCAATGTTCAATCCCTGAAACTTAGTCTTCGGCAATTTAGTGTGATCGGTCTCTACCGGTATCACATCATGCAGACTGGAAACGCTAGGGCGCACGGATGGGCGCACGCTACCGCGGGCAGGGCCGACATGGGACACTTCGGCACCTTCCGGCACCATCAGGTCATCAATCTTGCCCATGATGAAGGCCAAGGCCTTCACGCCTTCCAGGACTGCCGGATTCGCCAGGGCGCTGAGCATACTCCGCGCCGTTTCACCGGCTTGCGGCTGATTAATCCCGGGCTCACGGGTTAGCTCAGGAATCAATGGATCATTTGGCGCGCGTGTTGGCCCAGAGATGGTGCCGCCATGGCTTGGAGTTGTTTCGGTCTCATCGGTAGGTTGTTCTTCGCCTTCCTGGCGCTGCGCCAAACCGCTTGCCGCGGCTGGTGTCGTGCCAGCGGCTTCCGCATGCGCGCCAGCCGTGACCGTCTGCGCTTCGCTGCGCGTTTCTTGCGCATTGGCCGTTTGCAGTTTGGCCAAGATTTCTGGCGACATACCGGGCTCTGCGTTCGCCTCTTCGTCTGACAGACGGCCATAGCCCGAATGGTCGTCATCGCGCAGGCGATTGCGCACATCATCTGGAGAAATAGCACCAATGGTAACGTTTTTGGTATCTGTATCAGCCTTTTTATCATTAAGTTCGGCCAATTCTTTAGCCGTTGGCGTATCAGTTGAATTCCAAACAATTTTAAGTTCGACGTCGATCTGTTTCGACTTGGCCAGCAAAAGATAATGACGATCCAATAAAGGCGTGAATGTATGGGCTTGGATCGAAACAAGTTCCTTGTTATAGGACTTCATTTCAAATTCGCCCGTCGCATTAAACCCCTTCGGCGACGTTCCCAACAATTCCGTGGCCGGCATTTTTGCAATTGCCGCAACTAACTGATATTGATTCATGATGATGGAATCAAAATCAGTTAGCGAAATATCGAACTGCTCCATCGCTTCATTGATGCCGAGAACTTTTACCGCATGATTGTCTCGATATTTAACCCACGTCAAAAGCTTCTGTTCGAATTGCTCTTGATTAGCTGCCATTTCGGCAAGATCGACATGGATCGCAGTCGTTCGCTTCGACAAAGATAGCAAGGGCGCTTCATTGGCAGTGCGTTCAGCCGCGTACACGCGTTCATACAACTGCTGAACGCGCGGAATGCCGCCGAAAATATACGTCGGTTTGAGAATGTCGGCAGGTTGCGGCCCGCGCGATATGATTAAATGCGATCGATGATAACGACGCCCTGAAATGACCCAATATTCCGGCTCATAAAAGAAACGGCTGGATGGGTCGGTTGTTGACTGTGACGTCAATAAAGGCATCATCCAATATGGGTCGACCTGAGAAATTCCTTTATAACTGCCAGGCTTAATACCGTCGATATTGAATGGTTTTTCATAATATTTAGGATCGTCGCTATCGACTTCAAAGATGGCGACTCGAATGCCGAAAATGTTTTTGAAACGATTGAATTCGGAAAGGTTTTCCATTACCTTAAATTCAACATCAAGAGATGTCAGAAGCTCGTTCTGTTCGGCGCTAAGATCATCTCCCGACTTTGTTTTAAGAACCCAGCCGTTCCGACACGCATCATCCCCTGGCATCGTACAGGCTTTATCGATTAACCAATGCTGCGCGATGATCGCGCACGCTTGCCAACCGATAAACGATTGCTGCATGTACCAGGAAAGCACAGCGGGATTGGCGATCTGCGACGCCAGAAGGCCACTCCCCATGCCAAAGCCCATATCGGCCGGCAAGGTTGAACTGTCATCCATGACAATTGCGTTGATGGCGGACGCATTGTCTCCTATAACGGCATGCTTCAAATCGCTATCGGTCAAATAGCTTTCCATGCCGTCTTCGTCGAAGCTGGCTACCACGTTTTCGGGCAACAGATCCAGATGCGGGAAGTTTTTTGCAGTGACTTTGATCGGGTTCGGCATTTGATTGCCTCCGAACCCTTTGAGGGCATGCTCTGCCCGGGCGATCGCCGCGAAAGGGTCTAAGGGGTCCGCCTGGCGAATTCGCTGGAGTTTGGCCTCTTCCTGCTCAGAGGCAGTAGGAGTAGGGGCGGGGCTCGCAAAGAACCGCTTAATGGCCTGGAGCATGGGGAATCCCTAGTGTGATGCGGGCGTAGAATACATGACACTGCCGCGTGATCGCCACGGCCTATTGACAACTCCAAAAGTAATCGTTAGGATACGACGCAGAATCCACCAAGAATGGAGCTAGCGCCATGACAGTTCGTTTCGATGACCTGGAAACCCTCAACGGCCCGGTAAATGGGCCGTCCGCCCTTCCGGCCACCCTTAATGAAGTCTCCCGCGGCTCGATCCACGTCGAAGATTGCCCCAAATGCAACGGAACGGGTCACTGGCGCGGCGGCTGGTCTCTCTATGGCCGGGAGTGCTTCAAATGCAAAGGCACGGGCAAACTATCATTCAAGACGGACGCCACCACCCGCACCAAGAATAGGGCGGCTGCCGCGGCGCGCAAGACTGCCATTGCAGCGAATGCTTTCTTGGCCTTCGAGGCGAAGTATCCGGCCATCGCTGCTTGGTGGAATAACACCGACTTCGAATTTGCCTTGGCCATGAAAGAGGCCGTTCGGCGCTATGGCGATTTGACCGAACGCCAGTTAGCGGCTGTGCAACGTTGCCTAGAGGCTGCCGAAAAGCGTCAGGCGACTTTTGTTCAGCGCCAAATAGAATTTGGCAAGAAGACGGAGGCTGCGCCTGTCATCCGTATTAATGCCGTTGCCGATGCACTGGCACGCGCCAAGGAAAAAGGCATTCGCGCTCCCAAACTGCGTCTTGCCGGCGCCAATCGGTCTTTCGTTCTCATGTTGGCATCGCCAAACGGAAAGAATGCCGGCGCGATCTATGTCAAAGACAAAGAGACGGACGATTATTACGGCAAAATCCTTGGTGGAAAATTTATCCGCTCACGCGATTGCAGCGAAGTGATTGAAGCGGAAATCGTCGCAGCCTGCGCCGATCCTGAGCAAGCTGCTGTGGCCTATGGTCGCCGATTTGGGATCTGTTCGTGTTGTGGTCGGGAACTCACTAACGCGCTTTCCATTAAACTAGGCATCGGCCCTATCTGCCGTGGGAAATTTTTCTGATGAACGAGCAACCGATTAAATTTCATGCAAAAGGCTTCGTGGACACTCCCGAAGCCAAGCACAAGCGCGACGACTATCTGAGGCATGGCGCTCTTTTCGCAGTCTTTACGTTCGGCGTGGCCATTGGCGTGGCGCTTGCGCGTTTGATCAAGTAAAGAATCCTTTCGGATTGCGTTTGGGTTTGATGAAGGCCATGATGAAGGCGTCTGCCAAGTTTGGCGATTTAATGCCGCGCTTGCGCATGTCTTCTTTTGACTCTACTTTCTCAAGTCCGCGATGATCCTTGTCTTTGCGAGGCGCACTTAATTCTTTTTGAAGCTTTTGCAATCGTTTGTGATTAAATCCGGACGAATCGATGGAAATCATTTCTTCGATTGGATGATTAACACCTTTGACAATATATTCGTACGTTTTTCGAAAACGGTTAGAAACATCCCGCCATTTCTGAGCTTTAATATTTGCGAATTGTTGCTTGTTCGTAATTGCCATGTGCGGCAATTTCATATATATGCCGTCAGGATCGTCAACGCCTGACCCAGCATTAAATGGGTCATAATTCACATGCAAGCCACGCGCCTCATTCATCTCTTTGAATTTCGGACCGGCATTTGCGCCAACGCCAATTGAATCAAAAGTGATGTCTGCGTTCAAAATCAACGCTCGCTCATAAACACGCTGTGACGATTTTAATAATTCGTCTTCCAGCCCTTGCCATTCATCACTGCCAATCGCAATATTGTTATCGTATTCGATCGTCGCACAAAGATCATCGCCATCGTCGGCGATGTCAAATCCAATTCGCTTCTTTCCTCCAGGTAGCCATAACTTTCGATCTCCTTCTGGCTTCAATTTCTCGCGTTCGTTATGGACTTTATGAGCATCCACTGCGGCAAGCACATAAAGCAAAGGAATAACTGACTTGTCCTGGCCCATTTTCGGCTTGCCGCCGTAAACATGTTCGGCCATTTCGGGATCGTCCCGATACATGGCGCGAATAATCTTTAATGACGTTTCACTTAAAAATGGATTGTTATCCCAATTGATCGTTTTGTGCAGACAATCGTCTGGCGTATTTACTACGAATTTTTGATATACGAAATCAAGATATTCGTCAGGATTGAAAATGATCCAAATTTGCGACCCTTGTTTACGAATCGTCGGTTCGATCGTCATCCATTGATCTTCAGTTAGGTATTGCGCTTCCTCCAACCAAAGAATATCAATTCCTTCTGCCGATTTTATTTCAGCCAAATTTCTCGCAATCCCATAAAACACAAAAGAACTCCCCGTTCGCTTGTGCCTGATGGTGTTTTTCAGAATTTCAAATTCATCGCGGTATTCACTCTCTTCGATTTTGTTCTTAAGTAGAACGTATACCGACTCGCTGATCCTGTTCTGGAATTGGCGCGCACACATGAACTTCAGTGTGTAGTTTGCAGCCAAATAAACGGCAAACCCTGCTGCGTCATGGCTCTTGCTTGAGGCACGTCCGCCCTCCAATACTTTGGTGCGCGCCGGAGTCGTCCAGAAACCCCGTAAGAAAGGATTGAGCTGATACATGCATGCCAGGGAGTCAACGGGCTTGCCGGCAGTATAAGCCGCCTTGATGACATCGTCACGCCAGCATCAGCGTTCCCTATCTCAACGCCCCATTGACATCTCCTAATCTGTACCCTTACGCTTACATCAGAACGACACAGAACCCGAGGGGAGCCAATGAACCACGAACAAGCCGTCAACCGTGTCACCAAAGAGCCCACGCCAGCCGGCAAGCGCATCACTACCGACGAAACCTTCGAGCTTTTCGCGGCCCTGGTGCCCGATTCACCCTGGTCAACACGCCTCCTGAAGATCCGCGATATCTTCAACGATCTTGCTATTGCAGCAACGGTCATCAATGAGTTGGACGCTGAAAAAGGATTTTGCGAAGCTCAAGCCGCAGACCCCGAATTGGCCAACGACCCCGACATGAAACGGTTTCTGGCCGCGACTCAGCGTCTCAAAAAGGCCATGAGCGGCGTAGAAACGACATTGGCGACCGGCGACACGCTGCCGCCCCTACAGCCCACTCCGCCGCCGCCAGCGCCGAGGGCCGAGAACCTGGTCAGCGCCCATCCTCTTATCGACGTGGATGCCCTGGCGGACGCTTGCGGCGCCATGCGTTATCGCAGCGATGTCCCGAATTTCGGGCCGATCGAAGGCTGGTCATTTCGCGATGAACAGTTGACCGATTTTGTCGCGCGCGTACTTACCAATCCCGATAAGGCGTTTGCGTAATGCGCTATCTCAAATATCGCCTATTGGTAGATTGCGCACAGCATGAAGAATTTACTACGATCGATGAGAATTATGCGGCGGTTATCATGCGCCGCAATTTTCCCGAGCGGTCGTGGACCGAAGCCGAAGCGATTGCCGAATTTATCCGGCAATTCGAAGCGGTTTATGTTTCTGTGCCGCATATGCTGGAAGAAATCAGCTTGCGCGAAGCAGCGCAACGATTTTTAGAAAAACACAATCGTTCATTGCGCCTTGCAGCGAAAAAGGCGGCATGCGATCAAACGTCTTTTGCTCGCATGTTAAGCGGCCATCCATGGCAGCCGCCGGATTATGTAATGAAGCGCCTGGGGATCGTACGTGAAACTCGCTACTACCTCCGAAACATACCCGCTGCTGACCCTATCGATGCCCTTG